TTATACTTACATCTGAACCTATGATCGCATTTGTATCTGTGTCATCAATTGCTTCTGAAAATTTTGATTCTGTAAACACACTATCAAACTTATTTAAAAAAGTATTGTTATAAGATGTGATAGATGCGGTAATAGAATCTTTTAATGCCTGTTCTGTTAAAGTGGTTTTTCTTGAATCATACTTTACATTGATATCTACGAGTATGAAAGTAAAACTTGGATCAACTATTTCAGTTTCAACACCGATTATGGCTTTTGGTTTTATAATATTTTCGATGATTCTGTTTTTTTCAGATTTTGAAATGAAAAAGTTATTTTTAGGCTTTAATGAAACAAACACTTTACCATATACAACTGGATCATTTTCTTCACCACCCCATAAAGATATCGACTCTACACTTGGCACTTCTCTTAAAATATAAGATTCATAGTCCTTTTTAGTTACAAGCCTATTTTGCGTTGTAAATTGATTTGGTGCTGAAAACTTTATCGAATCAACCGACTCTCGACCTGAACCACCTGATGCAGATGATTTTGGTGTAATGATAAGTGTTGATAAAGTTTCTCCCAAAGAATCTGTGAGAGTTGATGCAGAAACAAAGTTATTTGCCTTGTTAGCAGCTGTGCCGTTTGTAACCAAATACTTTACGGATACCGTAGCACCATCATTTAATTTTTTACCAACAGAATCATTACCGAAATAAATCTGAAACTTACCGTTTTGACCTTCTTGTAAGAAAAATACTTCTGATGTTGTTGAAACGTCTAATGTCTCTGTTACTTTGGTGAAAGTAGCTGTTCTAGTGTTTGCTAAGTTAGGTACAACTGTAACTTTTATTGTGTTTGTGTCTATGTTAGAATCTGGTAATGTAAACACCTGTTTAGGATTATTTGAAGCATTGTGAGTAAAATTATATGTTACAAGTTGTCCCTCTTTTATCTCTAAATCAGAAAAAACATATTGACTTGTATTAGATTTAGTAACAACTCTTTCTTCTAAAACTACAAAGTTATATGTTTTATTGTCTATTTGATCTGATATGAAAGAAAAACCTTCAGGTATAGTTACTGTGCCAACTGAACCTGAAGCGGAGTTTGCGGTAAGTGTAAGTGTTGCAGTTGGAGCTGTGAATGAATATGGCGTGTAACCTAAACTTTTTCCTAATGAAACAACTGAATCTCTTAATACAGCAGTATCAATAAAAGACTCATTAGCAACCATGTTTAAATAATAAGCATTATAATGAGTATTATATGCTAGAATATCTAACAAAACTGAAAGTCCTGAGCCCTCAAAATCATAATCCGAGAATGTGTCTTGCTGTTGAAGAAAATCTTTTAAGTTTGATTTGATTGTATCAAAGTCGAGTTCTGTTACTCTAAGTCGATCTACCATTTATCTAATCCGTTCTAAGAAAAAGTTGATTGTTACTGGAGCAGTTAAGTTTTGTATGAAAAAGGTCATTTCAACTTCATAACCATTATCATCATATTTTGGATTTGCTGAAACTCTAGTTACCCTAGCTCTAGGTTCATAGTTATCAATAACTTCAGTTATTTCTCTTTCAATTGAAGCCGCTTGTATAGAATCCATATTTTCAAACAACATTCTACGCAAATTAGAACCTAAGTCAGGTTGAAATGGTCTTTCATAATGATTTGTTAAAATTAAGTTTTTTACAGACCCAATTACAGCTCTTTCTGCTGTGAGAGTAGTTACATCTTTACGAATAGGATGCTTCGTAAAGTTTAAGTCTAAATCGCTGTATGTTCTGGATATGTTTGTTCTAACTGTTGCCATCTTCTATTTATACTTAATTACCAACAATAACATTAGGTGAACCACTTGTAGCATTAGGTGAGCAATGAGATGGTCCTGATGGACACAAACTATCTGCTGATGCTGAATCACCTTTATCTACAATCATCGTACCCCCAATGAATACCTGATTTACCGATGCCGACAAAGACCCACCACCATGGCTATTTGGGTCGCCATTAATTGAAACCAATTTACCATTTGCAAAGACATTCTTACCTTGTCCTGAAACAGTAGATGCACCACATGACCTTGAATCTCCGTTTCTATGTACCTCTGCCATTATGGATTCAAATCTATTCTAGGTGCTTTGAGTGTCATATTACCCTCCGATTCTAGTGTATATGTACCTTTCACAAGTATATTTGCATTACCCTCTATGGTCACCGTTACATCTCCTTTGACGAGGACACTCTCGTCCCCGACTGTTACAGAGAACTTGTCTTTCTGTACTCTCTCAACCATAGAACCATCAGGACCGTATTCCATGTACGAACCTGCACGGTGGTATAGGTGTACTCTCTCATTGTCTCTGGTATCATCAAATTCTAGTGCGTGGCCAGACTCAGATTCATACACATTATTATATGGGTACTGTGCATTATAATATGGTGTTCTTTCAACTGATGAAGTATCATTTGCGGTAATGCGATCATTTTTTAATGATACAATTGAACTGGTATTTGCAACCTCATTTCTCGCTAGTCTTGATGTTGTAGGTTCATCTATGAGTCTAGGATAACCATTAGCAGTTTCATTAGGTTTAACTGGCGCTAAATCTATTTGTTCTTGTGTTCGTGGATCATTATAAGGTGCTTGATTATCAGCTGGTGCCAGAGGTATCGAAGGCATCACACCCATCATTACAGGTTGTTGTGCATTTTCAGCATCAAGAAAAAATCCTAATACCATATCAGATTCTTTTGGTGCATATGGTTGAGTGTTATTTAAAGGCAACATTGCTTGAGCCCAAGGGAGTTTTTCTGTGGGTAGATTCATTTTATCAGCTGCGTGCCAACCAACGATTCTAACTTTACATCTACCGAGTTTTAGAGGGTCTTGTCTATCTTCAACAACACCAACCCACCATATAAAACCATTTAATCCTGCGTAATCATACCTCATCATATTCTATTACCTCTTTTGGTTTTTGATAATCAGCACTCGCTGGTATAGCTATCTCATCTGACCTAGAAGTAGAAGACAACTCTAAAACCATATCATGTGTTGAGTCTTTTATTATATGTCTGCAACTTGTAATTAATTTTTTACCATGTAAACTATAATCATAGTTCGGGTCACCATCAATTTTTTCACCTTTTTTAAGTGCTTCTATTTGTAAATTTAATCCAGATGTCGTATCAAATCTCCCTGGTAAAGCCAAATACATCTGATTCGTATTTAAAGTATAGAATATGGACCTTCTTTGAAATATAAAATCTTCGGTATTTTCTAATGTAGAAAACATTGATGGATCATTATCTTTAACATATTGACTGAACTTTAAAGGTGTTGTCATATAATACAATGATGTTCTAGTGCCAAAAGTTGAAGTTGAATCTTCATTATCTCTATTTTTTATTAATGCTAAATCTGGTGTATCCGTAGCGTGTTTCATTGATTGCCAATGATCTGCATATGATATATTTCTTGAAGATACAATACGAGTTAAAGGATCAAACCCTGTAAATTTTCCGGCATACACACCATTCTTGATTGCTTTTAATAAGTTAAATTGTGAATCAACACTATAATCTTTTGCACCAAACATATCTGTGCCTATATTATCTTCTAAATTTTTTCTTTGAAAGTTTACTTTAAATAAAGGAGGTTCTGTTAGTAAAGTGCTTAAAGAAGCAAAGTTGAAACCATACAAGTTATGAAAGAATAAAAAAGAAGGTGATTTTTTATCATCAACTGCCCTAGTTGAACACCATTGTACCGCCTTGAGAGGTGAGAGGTTAGGTATAACTACGCTTTTTAAACCAGTTGATTTGTCCATATACCCCCTCGATAGTAATGAAGTAGGTACTTTTAAATAATCGATGAGTATTGAGGTTGCTATTTCTGTATAAGTGCCAGAATAAAATTGATCAACACCTAGTTGTTCAGAGAAAATAAGTTCCTCTGATACAAAGTGTAAAATATAACTTTCTGAATTTTCATTTTTCAACTCTCTATCAGTTTCTTGATAAACTCTAAATGCTTTTTTAAATAGTATTTCTTCTTCGGATTTACCAATATTAACTAATAAAATTTCAGTACCGTTTAGAACTAAATTTTCGTTTAACCCAACAGCATCATCAATAATAATATTACCACTTAAATGACTCTTATAAATCGAATCAAAAATATTTAATTCTTTATATAAAAATCTTAAATCAACTTTACCGCCCTTTGTTATGAGTGCGAGCTCGTTGATTACAAAATCAGTTGATCGTTGTAATTCCATTACCTAATTACTCTTTTAAATTCTTTCTCTACGGATTCTACAAATTCTTGTTTTAATAGTTTTATATTTCTCTTTTTCTCATTTTCAGCATCCTCATAATCATAATAACTTCTAGTTTCTTTTGTTGTACTAATTGTTAAAGAGGTACCATCATTAAGAGTTTTTGTAATACTCGCTGCAGCTGTATTTGCATATGTGCCAGCATCAATTTCTAGTTTTTCTATTATTTGATTTTCTGTAGCTGCATTATCTGTTCTTGTTATAACTTTAAAATATTCTTTCGTTGTTGATTGTGCGTATGCTAATCCTGTTTGACCAACAGCTGCATTTGAGCTGTATTTGTTGTCAACATAGTTTATAAAAACAGGATACTGTAATGGCCAATCCCATTGAGGATCAACTATTTGATTATAGTTTAGAACAATCCAATGCCTCTCAGGGTTACCATAAAACTTACCAGCAATGATTTCCGGAGTATCACTATCTTTTATTTCGTATTCATAGTAAGCTGCATCATTTTCAATTAAACTTTGTTCAAATGAGAATCTTGAAATAATATCAGTTACAACGTCTGCATCACTTTCACCTTGTATATAATATGTTGTTGGAAAATGTTTAAAATATCTTGCCATTATGGTCTACCTCCAGATATAGACCCATTCATAGAAACATTTCTTTTAGCATTTGCACCAGCAGAATCTTTAGGTCTATATGTCTCTTTTGTAATAATCTGTGTCTCTTTAAATGCCATTGTAAGTTGTATTGTTACAGGTGTTCCCGTTGAGCCTAATGAAGGGTTAAGATTACCTGGTGATTCATAAGCCGCAAAACCCTCTGGTGCATAGTTTACTTGAAGATTTGTCATTACACACGTTGAGATTTTATCTATGTTGGGGTTCTCTTTTCCATTGTAATAAAACTTAATATCAAACTCTGATGGTGGTACTAAAAAATATCCACCAGTTCCACCTTTTATTTCAGGTGCTTGGTGAAATCTTAAACTATCAATTATATTCATCACCTCTCTTGCTTCATTTTCATCTCTAGGATGAAATCTAAAATCAAATTGAAAGTTCCTAAATTCTGGTGAAGAGTAAATAAGCTCTAAACCCGGATTT